GGTATAGGTCAGCGGCTTGTCGACCTGGCTCGGCGGGGCGGTCGCTTCCCGGGTGGGCTCTCGCTCTGGCGTCTGCTCGTCAACCGGTAAGGCGAACGGCACGTTCTGCGCAGGGGCGATCTCGGTGTCCGGCTGGTATCCCTGGGCCTCTGGGGTGACGCCTCGGCGGTCCATGGCTTCCTGTAGCAACTCGCCCATGCCCTTGCGCTGCGGTGCCTGCGTTTGCTCCATCTGTGCCCGGGAAGGATCCAGGCTTTCGGTTACTGCCTGGTCTGCTGGCGCAAACTCGGCGTTATCAATTTCCTCGTTCAGCGCCCTGCCTAACTCTGTCTTTTGGGATGGTCGAGCAAGTTCTCTGCCGCCTGCAACGCTGCCGCCCACCGGGCCACCAAAGGTCCCGCCAGCAACTAGACCGCCGAGGCCTCGGTCAAACGCCTCGGCAATATCCAGCTTTGCATCGGTTCCGAATCGCTCACCAAGATATTCAAGTATGCCCTCCTGGACAAACTCTGTTACTGATTCTCTCCCGGCAGCGGCCCCCCCGGCTGCTGCTATGCGCTTTGAAGCTGCTTTAATTCCGCGTTTAAGGGCTTCTTTGCCCAAAACTTCGGCCCCGGCTCTTGTTATTCCCCTTGCGCCAATTCTTTCCAATAAGGCGGAGCCAAGTGCGAAAGGTGCGGCCTCAATTATGTCGGTCAACTCGGCTTTTTCCTTGCCCTTGTTTTGGGCTCGGGTTTCACCAATTTCGCCAGACCGTGCAATCACATAAGCGGGAAGCGACAAAGTAACGGCGACCATATCAGGGATAGATTTTATCCCCTGCTCAAAGCCGTAGGCTAAAACCTCCCCATACGCGCTTGCGCTTAAAGCTCCACCTTCTGAAAACTCTTCCTTTACCGATTTCCAGGTATTCTCTGGAACATAACCAGCATCAATGTTTTTCAGATTATCTGTCGCAACGGCCCCAAGGTCTGATCCGCCTTCTGCCAAAAAGTCGGAGTAGTCTTGTGCATTAAGGTATGTTGGCACCAGGCTTTCGCCATCCCACACCAATCCACCCAATCCAAATTTATCTTCTGCGGCTTCTGCGGCGGTGTTTATGGTTGTGCCAACACCACCCGCAAGATCACCTGTTCGCTCTACTGCGCCACGGGCGGCATTAAATGATGATGGTTTACGCTTTGGCTTTCCGGGAGTCGATCTTGCAGGGCTGGCAATAGGTGCCTGATATGATCCTGTCGCGCCTCCTGTTTGCGGTTTCGGGGCTTCATAGGTGCCGGTGGCGCCACTAGGCCCAGGAATAGGCTCTGGATCATTTGCGGAATCAATAGAGGGAGCCGGACCACGGCGGCCAGCGTCGGCAATCTTGCGGGCGGCCTGGCCAAGCTCGGCGGTGGGCTCCATCTGCTCGCGCGTGCCAGGCTCTCTCACAAGCCCACTGAGCGCGTTACCAGCACGCTCCATCAGTCCCGGGGGCTCGGGTTCAGGCTTGGGTCCGTAGAGGCTCTTGTAGGCGTTGGCCAGCGTCTTGGCGGCTGCCACGTCGCCGGCAAGGTGGGCGTTGCGCAGTGCGGACGCCAAGCGCTCCTGGCTGGGCTGCTCGGGTGCTTCCGGGGTCGTGCTGGTCGCTTCGGCCATTATTGCCTCATTCTGCGTACTGGTTTACCAGGGTGTTCACGTCGAGGGCCCCTGGATTACCACCAGTCTGTCCTCCTCCGGCTGGCAGTCCAAGGTTCTGTACCGATATACCCAGCTTCCTGGCGGCAATAGCCACGGCGCTGGCGTGCGTGCTTGCCTCACCGTCTGCATACAGGCGGCTGGCTTCCTCGGTGATGGCCTGCACCTTGCCGGCTTGTGCCTCACCCAGTCCGGCGATGCGCCCGGTAGTCGGGTCGTAGATGCCGCCAAACAGACCTGCCGCCTGGCGGTAAATGGCGTTGGTGTCTGATGACTTCATGGAGCCTCCGCCTTCGTCGGCAGCCCTGATTAGCGCATTGCCGCGGGAGTTCTGGCGGTCAAGCGCGCCGCTGCTGGTCGTGCTCTCGAGAACATTGCCATCCTGGTATAACCGGTCCTCGCCGCCAAAGGTGATCATTTCGGGGTTGGCCAGCATGTCGTCAACCTCCCGGGTGCGCGCCAAGGACATCTCCACCCAGTTGGGGTCGTACTGCTCGGGCATACTCGCGACGATATCTGGGGCGAGGTTCTCCCGGGCCTGCTGGTACGCGGCTTCAGGGTCTTGGCTCTGTAGGATGGACACAGACACTCGGCCCATGGTGTCGACACGCTCCTGGGCGGCCTCGCGCTCCTGGGTGCTCATCTTGCCGATGGCCTCGAGCGTCTGGGTTGCCTCCTCCGGGGCGAGGGCGACGAGATCACCCATAGCCCCTGGTTCATCGTCAGCGACTCTCTGGCGAAGCGCGTTGACGGTCTTGCCGCGCTCTCGGGCACCCTCTCGCACCTTCCGCTCGTCTCGAAGCCCTTTGATCGCTTCGGCCTGGGTATAGACCTCGCCTAGATTGATTCCCAATGCGTTCGCCATGTCATCCGCTCCCAAGCATGTCGTAGAGTAGGTAGTTCTGCATGCCCTGGTTGGTGGCGGCCGCCATGTTCTGATAGCCGCTGGATCGGGCCTCCCCCTGCCCACGGGCGCCTCGTGCCAGGGCATTGCCCGTTGCCTGGGTGCTTTGTCCTACGCTTCTGGCCATCTGGCCCCTGGCGGTGGAGGTATTCTGGTTGGCGACCTGACCGACTCTGGAAAGCGAAGCCAGGCGGTTAAACTGGCCCTTTTTTCTGCTGGCGTCCGTTTTGTATTCCGTCAGGCTGCGATTGAAAGCGTTGCCGTATTCCTGACTCGCCAGGTTGGACGCATAGCGGGTAGTAGCCCTGGCCTGGGCCCCTGACTGCAACCGGCCTCGGGAAGCGGCGCTGGCATCCAGGGCGTTCATGCCCTCCTCCTTGCGGAACTGGTAGCCAGGGTCTGCCTCGAAATTGAAGTCGAAGCTGCCTGGGTTGTAGCTGCCGGACTCCACGCCTTGCTTGAGTTTCTTCAGGGATGAAGCGCCAATTTCACGCCACGGCGCAGCGTCCTCGCGCTGCTGGTTGAAGATCGCCTTCTGAAATGCGATATTCTCGCGGTTGGCCTGAACTTCGGCGTCAGAGGCTTCCCCAGCTGCATCTGCTTGGGCTTTGGACGACAGATATGATGCTCCAGCCCCAACGATGGCGGAACCAGCGACGGCTCCAGCGACTGCGCTACCCGAAACGGCTGCAACTACTGATGACATAACACCCCCTGAACACTTTGCAGTGTAATCCCGTAATGTGTGGTGATCTCGTCGCTTACGTTGATCTGCCTGGTGGCAACCATCCACACGCTGTTATCTTCCGCCAACTCCATTATCGCATTTGGATTGGCACTATGATTTGAGTACCGGCCAATGATGGTTCTGTCGCCCTCTGCCGTTCTTGCCGGGCCAACAGTCTCTCCCATTTCAAAATCACGGCAGGATTGCAGGCCATTGCCGTGAATGTAGGACGGCGATACCGTCACGCGATCGCCATAGTGTGTCGGCAGGTCTACCTGGTCGCTTTCGTTCTGCACCATTACCTGCACCTCGCCCTCTGTCATTCCAAAGGCTTCAATAACTGACAGGTAGCTGGCGTGATCCCGGTTACGAACAAATTCCCGATATTGGCCCGTGGTTGGAAAGGTGAGCATATCCAGCATCTCGCCTTCCTCGTAATGGTCAGTGCGGTGAACCGTTAGCCAGCGGGTATCTTCAAATGCGTAGGCGGCGCGTTTCCACCCTGGTTTGCCTTCCATGACGTGAGAACCAGTCATTCTTTGCACTCCGTTAGGAGTAGCTACAGCAATATCGCCGGACAGCATGATGGCGAAATGCGCGTCTTTATGAACTGCGCCAGTCAGCAGCGTGCCCTCCGGAATGAGGATCTCACGGGCATACATGCCGTTGATGAACTGCTCATCCACAGGCACTTCAACTTGCGGCTGTTCCAGCATCATGGCTTCCATGGCCTCGATGCGGTCAACGGTCTGGCCCGCCAGAACACTGTGCACCTGTTCTTCGGTTAAAAGCTCCATCATAGTCATGTGCCGGGATCTCCTATTCGGTGCGCATTATCATGGCCAGGGCGTAGTATGGCGGGACAGTTGCCACTGTAACAGCGTGCGTGTGGTCCGCGACGGTATGCGTGTGGCCGTTTGCTGTTACGTCGATCACGGCATCTTCGTCGGTCCCTGTTGCAGCGCCTGCCTTGGTGGTGCTGATTGAAGCTGTCCCGGCCGCTGTGCTACCTGTACCGCCAGGGTCCGTGGTGACTGCGGCCTCATCACTTCCCCCGGTGTCTCCTGCCTGATAGGTCGTGCCGGCGGCGACGGGGAACAGGTCGCGTAGGTCCGGCGTGCCGTTTGCTCCGTCACAAAGCGCCCAGTTGTCAGGTATCGTGAATCCTCCCGCGATGGGCATGATGCCGCCGACCGGAACCTGCCCTAGATCCGCCAGGTCGTAGGCGCTGTCTGCTCTGTTCTGTGCGGTATCCGCCTTGCTGATTCCAGTTTCTGCGGTGCTCTGTGCCGTGTTGGCTTTGCCCACGCCGGTATCAGCAGTATCCTGCGCATCCACTGCCTGACCCCTGACGCTTTCCGGCTTGTCGTCGTTCCCGCCAGTGCGCATCCATAGGCTGTACAGGAATTCGGTCAGCGCTCGCGTGGGAATCCCGCCCTGGGTCATCAGGGGCGAACTCAGCGGCGGCGGACTGACCTTTATCGGCCTAGTTATTGGCACTGCTGATCTCCAGGTATGCACCGAGAATGACCACGGGAATAGGGTCGCTGATCGTCACGCGGTATTGGCGCTGCCGAAAACTGCCCATCCTCCTCCAGATCACGCGGGTCAGGTACTCGCCGACCCTGCCGATAGAGGCCCAGTGGTCATTGCTCCACGTCTTTCCACCGTCATCAGACCATTGCAGCATGGCCTGGGGGTCGTCTCCCTGTCCAGTGGACAGGCCGATGCCGCTCGCCATGTCCAGCTCCAGGCTGTGAACCATCAGGCGGTTACGGCGGTTGTGGATGGGTGGCGATACCGCTATCCGCTGTATGGGGTCGCCCTCGTCGTCGTTCGCGGCCATGTCATATTGGTAGATCAGGCCGTTCTGCCAGTCGCCGATCATGTGCTGGTCATAGGCCCAGGCGTAGCAGTTGCCGTGGTGCCGTCCCCACTCGTAATGCTGACGCTCGTGCCATAGGTTCGTCGCCGCGTCGTATACCCACGTCTGCTCCTGGCTGGGAAAGGTCAGGACATAGAACTTGTGGCCTTCCTCGGTGTAGGTGTAAGCGAAGGCGTCCCATTGCTCGCCGTCAATGGCCTGCTCGACGGCATGGGTGCTGACGCGCTTGGGCTGGTATCCGGCCGCCCGGTAGACGATGCCATCCTCGCCCAGCCAGTAGACGGTGTTGTCCATCTTGGCGGCGCTGTGCGGTGCGGCAATGCCACGCTCTACGTAAGCGCCCTGCATACGCTCGAAGGGGAAGTCCGGATCTCCCGAGTTGTACCAGACCTCGATGCTGTGCCTGCCGAATATCCACAGCTCGCGATGGTCTGACAGCACAGCCAGGCTGTCATCAGGTGCGGCCTCGGCGGTGGCGAAGTCCAGGGCGTCGAATGTCGTGGCCAATAGCTCTGATAAGAAGAATTGCCCGGTGCCGGCTCGGTTGAAGATGAAATAGCCGTCCTGATAGGTCACGGTATCGGCCGGATACCAACCATCGCCTGATAGCTGGGTCAGGCCTCCGGCAGAGCTGTAGGCATAGCCTTTGCTGCCATCCACAAGCACCAGCGACGCACCGTTGTTTGCGACGCTCACCCGCCCTGAGAGCGCCACGCTCCCCAGCTTTGTCACGGCGCCATACCGGCTCACGACGTAAAGCGCCGACGGGGTGACGGCATAGAGGACGTTGTCCATAACGTGAAGCGCCAGCACCGGCCGGGTGGGCAGGAGCGTGAACTTCGCCGTTCCAGGCGTTCCGTACAGGACTACAGGTGATTTGCTATCGCGGGGCAGTGCCTCGGCATAGAGGTTGATTAGCCTGGCCCCGCTGGCGGCCTCGCTGCGCCCCTTGGTGCTGGCGGTTGCCCACTGGATTGGTTGCCTCATTGCGGCCCCACGTCGATCTCATAGCGCGGCTCGCGCGTCAGTCCTGGATCTACTCGCAGCGTCGGGATGCGCGGCTTGGCGTTGGTGCGCTTGAGCACCGTTTGGGCGGCTCGAAGCTGGGCGGCGATCACCGGGTCAACGGGCTTGCCGTATTCCGGGCCGAGCTCCATTGCCAGGCCGAGGCGAATAGCCCGGTCGTAACCTGGCGGATACTCGACATCGGCGGTAAGTGCCGGAAGCTCTGTGATGGGCTTTGCCGATACCATCTTCAGGGCGTCGCCGGCTTGTGGCCATGACGAGAACACCAGGCGCCCCAGCGGGAATTCAGGGATGTAATAGGCGTACTGTACCCAATATGTCTCGGTGTCCTTCCAGGGGATCTCTGCCCAGGCGTTCAGGCTGCTGATGTCGATTGTCTGCTCGTAGCCTGAGCCGTCCCGGATGCGCAGGTGATGAATGAACATCGGCCGGGTGGTGTCGAAGTCTCCCCCCGGCCCGATGGTGTAGGAGCGTGCCGCTGTAAGCGTGAATGATTCGTGTGCCAGCACCGGGATCAGCAGCGACTCATTCGACCAGCCATCCATCATCTGCTTTGCAGTCTCGAGGGCGTCCTGCATCTCGCTGGGGTGGGCCTCCTCACCAGCCGCCAATACGCCAATAGTGCGCAGGGCAGATTCAATCAGTCGCTTGGTGGTTGCCATTATATCAAATCCTCTTGTGGCATACGCTCAAGCCCAAGCGCCGCTATGTGGTCTTGTGCGCTCTCCAGCCTGTCGCCAAGTATCACAGCTATAACATCCGGCGTAGCAATGCCGCCGTTCATCTGTAGCAGTGCTTGTGCGCGTGTAGCCGCTGCCAAGTCCATGTCCGGCGCATGTCCGGGTGCTTGTAGTGGATGTCCTGCAAGCTGTGCAAAGATAGGCTTGGCAACGGTAGAGCAGACGCTGTACAGGTTGCCAGATGAGTCTTGATAGCGTGCTGTACCGAACGTCTGATCATCGGCTGCTGATTCGCCCAGGCACAGG